AGTGTCAATATGTGTTGTGTCATTTTCGACCTCGTTAAATTTTCCAATTTCAATTTTACGAGGACGCATTTCTTCTGGGATAACTACCTTCAATTCTACCGCAAGGATGCCATCCACTAGATCTGCTCCGTGTACTTGTACGTACTCAGACAGCCTAAAGGTGCGTTTGAATTTCTTCGTGGAAATACCGCGGTGAATATACTCGCGACCTTTTGATACATGTGAACCCTCAACTGTCAAAGTTCGATCTTTAACTTCAATAGTTAGTTCTTCTTTCGTGAAACCAGCAACCGCAAGCTCGATTAGATAATCGTTCTCACCAGTTTTTAGAATGTTATGAGGTGGATATGAATCATTAGCGTGTCTTGCGACGTGGTCTAATTCATTAAATAAGTGATCGAACCCTACGAAAGATGAACGTGGGAATAGTGTATTTACTTTTACGCCTGTCATTGTTATCTCCTTTTGATCAAGCAAGATGAATAAAGAGAACCGGACTATCCGCATTCTCAATGATTATTTATATCAGTTAAGCTCTGGAACTAAATATTCTAACCATCCAGTAGCAATATATTTATCTTGGGTTTGTGAACTAATACCTTTATGAGTATGTGTCCAATCAGATGGCCAAATTAAGACTAAACCTTTTTCTGGTTTAATTTTAATGTTTTGATGCATAAAAGCAGTTTCTCCACCTTCAGTAACATCATTTAGGTATATCATCCAAACTAATATCCTGTTTATGGTATTTTCATGCTCATCTCTTTCGCAATGCCATTGATGAAAACCCCCTCCAGGCTTATAGTGCTGGATATTTAATGGACGATAAAATCCAAATTTATATTGATCTTTTAAAACTGGATATTTTTCTACGTAGGCATCAACTGAACCTTTAAGTACATTCTCTGTAAAAAATTTATCAGTTCTATGATCTAATCCAAAATCAGGAAAAATTGTGTCTGTACTATCTTTTTGACTGGTATCAACTCTTCCTCCAAGTTGACCAGGACCTTTTTCAAAGTCACGTAATTCATTAAAAAAATCAACTATTCCATCACAAATAGAAGGATCGTCTATATAAAAACCACAAATAAAATTATTTAAAGAATTAATAACGTGCTCTCTCATTGTGTATCTTTCTTTTAGTTAACTGGATTAACTCTAATATTTAATCTAATTTTATCTCCAGCGTTATAGCGCTTAAAGGTTGTAAATTGATATAAGTAACCTTCATACATATAGTCTACAATATAGCCGGCTTGCACTGATTCTCTGGTATATTCATATGTTGTATGACAACGGTATTCTTCGCGATATGATGGACCTGAATGTTGAACTCGACCTTGACTTTTATCAGCTCCAATAACTCCACCAATTATGGCACCGGCCGCGGCGCCCCTGTCATTACCAGATACTCCCTTTCCAAGAATACCACCAATAATCATTCCAGCTAAAGCATCTGCTCCAGCAGAAGATCCACTACTATAAGATCGACCGGTAATAGGGATACGAACTGTATTGCATGTTTCTGTAGGAATACGACGAGTTTCGTATGTCCAATTTTCTACTACATTTGTAATAGTTCCATATACAGTTTGACCTGCAGATGCAGAAGTAGAAGCGGCTAGAACTATAGCAGAAGTGATTCCTAGAATTGTCTTTTTCATAAGTTTTCTCCAATTTCTAAGTATATTATACTATAATTCTAAATGAATGTAAACAGTTTTTTACGAATTATTTCCAATATTATACTTTGGGCATAGTTCCCATTGCCCTTTATCTCTATGAGAAATTATTTTTATTTGACGCAATGGAGCAACATTAGATACTGCAGATGGATTATTAATAGAAATTAATCCCCAGTCTGAAAGCAATGTTGCAATTGTATTACGCCTTTGAATATCGTTTTCTGTAAGATTTGAAGGTTTTGAATCAAGTAAAAATAGCTCTTTAAAATGGACAATAAAATATCTACCTTGCTTATGTAGTATATGGCAAGACTGATAAAGTTTTCTATCTTTACGAGAAGCAACTCCAATCCGAGTCAATGTTTCTCTTACCTTCAAAAAATCATCTGGTTCGGTTAAAGTTATTTCCAACATAGAAGCTGGTGACCAGTCAACTGGTTCATTATTATTATTTTCCACCCTTATTCATCCTCATTTGAAGTTCTTTAATTTGTTTTTCTGAAAGTAGCGGCAGAACTTGACGTGCTTTTTCATTGCTATATCCATAATATTCTTTCACTACACTTAAAGCATCTGGATCTGTGTTCTTAGACCATTTGCTGAAACGCTTGCGTTTCCTAACAATATTTATAAGAAAATCAAATTGAAGACGATTGTCTAGGTGGTGATACTTATTCATTTCGTTTGCATAAAGAATAGTATCTTGAAAATAAGAAAGACCACGGTTGACCATAAAAGGATTATATTCATCCTCTGCAATATCATCAACCATAATGTCTTTCTTTGAATAATTAATTGAATTTAGGTAATCAAAGAAATTCATAATATAAACCTATAGATTCTAAAAACCACCAATAATTTGTTGTAACATATTTTTAGTTAAGCCTTCATGCTTAATATGTTCAATACCATTATAAAGAATAGGAACGCTTCGATGCCCCTGATCTACAACAAAAGATTTTGCATCAGTGTTTTGTTCAATATTAATTTCTTCATACTCAACATTCCAGCTGTCAAGTTGATTTTTAAGTTTTACACAATAGGGACAATTATTTTTTGAGTATACAGTTAGCATTATTCAAACTCCACATTAGCCATTATTTCAGTCATACAAGCAACAACATTTAGTTCATGATCTGCAACAAAAGCATTTTTATACTGATAATCAGCAAGAATCAAAACAAGCTGTGGTATTGACTGTGGTTTTATATATTCACTCATTGAGTCATAAATCTTACGAAAAATTGCTTGAGGTTCGGTGTCAATATTGTTAACAACCCACTGACGCATTCCTTTAAAGTCTTTATCTTTCAAAGTTTTCATAAGAGTTTTGATGTTGGTATCAGAAAGATTTACCAACATTCCGGCATCAATTTTACCGGATACAGAATAGCGTTGTAGTTCATTAAGAACTCGACGCCAGTCTGGAAAGTGTTTTGTAATTAATTGCGCAACTGCATCTGGTACAAATTCAACGTTTTCTTTTTGCAGAATTTCTGTTGCACGCTTAAAAAATTGGCCAGCCATTTCGGGCTTTTGGTCATTAGGAATTGCAAATTCATATACTGAACAACGAGAATGAAGAGGTTCAATAATACGGTTTTTGAAGTTACATGTAAGAATGAAACGACAATTATTTGCAAATTCTTCAATAAAACCACGAAGGGCTGGCTGAGTAGATTGAGGATTAAGATAATCAGCCTCATCAAGGATAACTACCTTATAGCCACCATGCAGTGAAACAGTGGAGGCAAACTGTTTCACCTTATTGCGCAAGGTGTCAATGTTTCCCTCTTCCGAGCCGTTAATCAGAATATAATCCAAGTCGAGTTCATTACACAAAGCTCGAGCAACGGTGGTCTTGCCAACACCAGCAGTACCAGTAAAAAGCATATTAGGCAATTCACCAGTAGATGTAATCTGCAAAAATGTATCCTTGAGGGATTTAGGAAGGATTGTTTGTTGAACCGTACGAGGACGATATTTTTCAACCCAGAGGAAATCAGACATCACACACTCCATAATTTAATAAGTTTATTATATCACAATTAGATATATTAGTACACATTAAGATGTGATTGATTCGTATAATTCTTCAATTTCCTCGCGTTCTTGTTGAAACTGCGCAAAGTTTTGATTATGATACATTGTAGCTAGTTTATTTAGATACTTTTTCTCAACATCAACTTTATCAGCAAGATCAGTAATAATATTCTTTTGTAGATCTTTTTCTGCAGCAACGCGGGTTGCAGAATTAGACCATTCTTTCATAGCATTCAAAATAGTTTCACGATCTTTTGGATTATTCACTACCATTTTTAGGATATTCTCCAATTTAAGTTTTTCATAATTTAGTTTTTTATTTTCTTTCATAACCATCAGCTTCAAATAAAATATTTAAACAATATCTTTGCAATGAATTAGTAGGACCATTTCCTCGATGAAAATGATTTGATTTAAATAAAATAGCACTTCCTGATTCAGACTTACACTTATAGTAATCTTTTATTTCGGTATATCCATCATTACTGTTTACATAATAGACAATACTGTACATATTGTCCATATTGCTATCAATGTGAAATGTGCCAACTGAAGATTTATGATAATAATTCCATAAAAATCTATGCAAGCTTATATTTTTAAAATAATATTGAGATTGGTTTAAAATAGAATTAAATATTATTTCACCACAGTGATTAAAAAACGAATATTTTTCAAATTGTTCTTTCGTATCTGGAATACCTTTTTCTTGAGAATAACTTAATAATAAAAGTCCTGCGTCTGAGTATTTTTTTGAATACTCTTCGTCATGAATAAAGTTTTCTGATTTGTTATAAATATCGTTGGAAATTCTCCAGCTATTAGACTCAATTAATTTTTGATTTAGTACAAAATTAAAATCGTCATTCATTATATTTTCATACGATTCAAAAAGCATTATTCATTAAATTCTCCGCCATCAGCTGGTTCAGAAGCTTTTTTAGTTTTTGTCTTTTTAGGTGCTGGAGCTGGTTCTTCTACTTCTTCAACAGCTTCCATTTGAGCTTGTTGCTCTTGTGCTGCCTTTACGAAATTAGAAAATTTATCATATGTTCTACCTACAAATGAAAGCTCACTTGCTTTGAATGCACCACGCTCTGTTGCACTATTAAAAATACGAAGAGCGTTCATTAGGTCTTCTACACCTAGTTCAATATCTTGTTCAGCCATAATTATCCTCCAAAGGTTGAATTTTTCTCAAGAGCAACCCAATATTCAATTGGTGTATTTTTTGCTTTGAAATTTGAGATTAGTTTGTTTGAAATAGAAACTTCATAATCGTCATTTACGAATTTAAAGTTGCCAATATTAAAAATAAAGTTACAAGCTACACCTTCACCCACTGAATCATCTAGATCGATA